CCGGCCCAGTATCGCTTTTCTTCTTGTTCTAGCCTATTTCTAATTTCTTCTGACTTTTTCATTCGTTCTCCGAGTTTTGTTAGGACGAGGATGTCCTTACTTCATTAAGTATACCATATATTTAGGCTTTTGTCAACCTTTTCAACAACTTACTGATATTTTTGTTTGCCGGGTAATACAGCACGGACACCGCCTGCTGGATCTTCTACATCGCCCTTTCTACGCGGGATTAAATGTACGTGCGGCCAGTCTACAGTCTGTCCTGCTTCTGGACCTACGTTTTGTCCGATGTTGTACGAGTCGCAGTACTCATCGTCTACCCATCCGTGTCCCCAAGCGTAAGCAGCTTTGAAGCAATCTGCTAGACATTCCCAAGTAAGTTCTTTGGGCACGAACAATAGATGGCCTTCTGTTACAGGATGCTGATCTTCAAATACGGTGTATTTGGTGCATCGCATAATAACATCAGTCCACGGAATTTCTTCGTATGTCATTTAGAACTTCCTCGCAACCATGCTCCTCTCTCCCAAGGATAAATGAGCCAAACGTCCTCTTCTGCTTTATTAACTTCATCCCAGGTATATTGTACTCCGTGAAATTCTGACGACATGTTTTCTGTCATAGTAGCAAATCTAACGCTGTGGTTCCAGATAGAGTCCCATGCATACTTTTCGCTGGGCAAGCAACCGTCCTGCCAGTCGTCTTTGATCCAATTAAAAGTCCTGCCCGTGTCGTTAATGTCGTCGACGATTAAGATCTTTTTACGACTGTTAACGTCCCACCGACACCCTGTGGTTGATGTCGTCCGGTCTTCTTCTTGTACGTAACCGAAAGCATCTTCAGCCATCCAGCAGTTGCTCTCTGGACCCATTTCACTGTCGCGGAAACTAACGCCAAGGGCATGCATGGGCACGTCTAGCTGATTGCTGATGATTGTAGCCAGCGGCAGTCCGCCTCTAGTAATGCCGACAATGTAGTCTGGCCGCCAGTTACTTTTGTACATTTGATGAATGATTGCATTTGCGGCAGTTTCAACGTCCTGCCATGTGTAGTATTCTATCTTAGTCATTTTCTACCAGCGCCTTTATAATTTCGTATTTTTCCTTTGCTTGTTTAAGCCCAGGATACTTTTCACATAATTCTTTTAGTTTCTGTTCTTCAGCCATTTTCTTTCGAGCCCGTTGTAACACGTTCTGTGTTCCATCAGGTAGCTGGATATCAACAGATGAATTAATAGCCATCCAGCTACCGCCTGAATATACTTCTAGATTTCCGTTGTTCATTCGGACATCGCCGTCTAGTTCTCTACCAGTATAGTTTGGTGCAGTAGAGTACGGAGAGTAACTGTTATTAATTACTATCAACGACCCGTCACTTGAAACTGCATCTATCATATTTTGTCTCCTTTCACTGCTTCAAACGTCTTATACTTTTCTAGGGCACGTTCGTATTCTTCTTTCAGCTCTTTTAACTTGGGATACTTTGCTTCCATGTCTACGTCACGCCTTAGCAATAACAGCACGTCACGCATGTCATCAATCTCTTTCAAGATATCACGACCGTTTACTTTAAGTTCGCCGTCGATAACAACGTCGTTGCTACGGTTTTGAAACGTAAAATCACCTATTCCTGTTGTAGAGACATAGCCGGAGCCGTCGTAGAGTGCTCCAGCTGTGACATTAGACACGTTGTTATTCATGTTTATACTAGTAACGTCACCCCACTCTAATTTTGCCATACATATTGTTCCCACTAAAATAATCGATGCTTAGATTACCGGCTTGCTTTTTAACAAGATCTGAGTAATCATTGTAATTTTCTACATAGTCAACGATTCTGCTTTTTACTAGTTCTTTGTGATGATCATAAGCATCAAATTCAGTTGTCCATTCGCTTGGATACTTGAATTCTTCTAAGGCCATTTCTGTGTAGCTGAGCCTATCGGGCACCATAGGAATGGCGTCCACTAGCGCGCCTTCGTACCAGCTAATGCCCAGCGTCTCTTGCAGATTTGCACTGAATACAACCTTGGCTTGTCCTAGCAATTCGTGATACTCCTGCTTAGACAGTTCTTCTTCTTGACAGATCACAAACTCGTATTGCGGAAGTTCTAGAGCCAAGTCTCTAAATATTTCAACTTGCTTTTCTGGAGCAATTCTGTGAGGAAACAGAATTAAATCACGCTTAGGCAGATCCTTGAAATTACTTAGCTCTTTGGCAAGATACTCCATAGGCCAACCAGACCGCACGATTTTTTCTTCGTCCTCTTGCACAGAGACCCAGACCTCCGGGCTTTGATAGCCAGCAAATGACTTTGCAAACAGGTCGATATGAAAATCAGTTGCAAAAAAGTTTTGATCGTAGGTCTCGAACATGGCTTGCTCAGACAGCCGAACCCAAGGCTTGTCGCCTATCAGTCTTCCTAAGAAGTCTTGCGGATCGTAACTGCCAGCATGCCAAAGTCCGCCTATTGTAATTTTAACGCCCAGTAATTCTGCCATATAGCGTAGCTGAATTACAGTAGGATTCCAAGCGTCAGTGTAGAGGAAGTAATCGCCGTCCTTGATAACACCGTCACAGAACAATTCAGCTATTTTTTCTAGCTGCTTGCTTTTGTAAACATTAGTGCCCCCAAAGTTAAGAAAAGCCCCAGGCGTTGTAGCCTGAGGCGTTTCGCCGCCGGAGATTGTAACAACGTCGTCCACTGTAGCCTTCCGCAGTTGCAGGGGAAGATGTTCTTTCCACTGCCGGGTGTATCTTGTTTCGACACTCTCTAAGTCTACAATGTATACTGTCATTAACTTCTCCGTTGGTTATTTGGCTTTGACTTGCGACGTGCCTTAGCACGTAAGTAGCCTTGATACTTCTGATAGGCCTGCCAAACAGTAGCCTTACCGTTGTACAGGTCAGCTTCGTCGTATGGCTTGCCTTCGTATCGGCAAAAGTCGCGGAACTTATCCAGGTCATCAAAAATTTGATTAACAGGGGGAAAGTTGTTTGTCATAAGTGTTACCTTGATTATGTCGGCCGTTTGTAATGGGCCTTGCAGTAACTAAACGACCAAATGCTGCTGCAAAGCGTGAATTAGTTACTCTGGTATGTATTCAACGATGCCATCACTTTCGCCGTCTTCTGAGACAACAATTTCGTAGTATCGTTCACCGTAGGTTGGAATAAGAAAATCGTCAAGAATGTCTGTTGCAATCATTTCACAGCTCTTGTGATTCATTTCGCCGCTAGTGATAAAATCCTGTAGCGCCCACTTGACAAGAAAGAACTCGAGTTCTCTGTCTAAGTGCGTTACTCCTATTTTGACTTCAACCTTGAACATGTGCCGGTGCGTGTTTTCAAGAAACTTGATACGCTCGTCGATGTTGCTAGCACCAGGGTAGTAATGAAACCCTTCGAATTGGGTGCGAACTTTGATGAATGTATTTTTACTTGATGACATTAAAGTCTCCGTTTCGTGCAGCTTGCATTTCTTCAATCTTAATTGTTCCGTTCATACGGTTAATACCTTCAACACGCTGTTCGAAGTTTTCAAACGGATCGTAGTCGTCGCGTAGTTCGCCTGGCAACCACGGTACAACTTCGGTGTCGAACCCGTTTTCTTTAAGCGTCTTGGCAATCAGCGCACTCATTGTAGTCATTGTAGTTTTGCCCGAGTTTGCTGTACCTACTACGTAAACTTTAAGCATAATGCTATCCTTTATCTCTATTGTGTAAGTATATGATCACTTTAGGATCTTGTCAAGTGAATATTTACTCCAGTCAGTAAATTTATCACGATTCATTAGGTCGTGTAAACTGTGACACCATACACCTGGGTTGGTTTCTTGAAACCCTCGGTCGTCGATCTTTAGCATAGTGTTGTAGTTCCACAGCTTGATGTAGGGCAGCGGCACACGGATTTGGGGGATGAAGTTATCGTGCTCGATTAGCTCGCCTTCGAGGAATTCCTCAGCAAGAGCAACGTCGATGTCAAGACTGCACAGGTAACCGTTCTTGAGGAAGTATTTGATCATGTCTTCCCAATCGTTCCATTCACTTGGGGTCATGGGATTGAAACTGTGATTTGCTCCGAAGAAGATATGCTTGCAGGCTTCTGCCTCTGCAAAGTTTATAGTTTCAACAGAGTCTTGTAATCCTGTAACAAACAATGTACGCATACCGTAGGCAGGCGTCTTCTCGACTTCCGTGCCTACAAAGTATTTGACATCTTTGCTTTCACCGCTTTCGTAATCACGCTTCATAGTTCTATTCTGCCCACTGTTTTAGGTTTGAAAGTTCGTATTCAACTTGTAGTCGCTGTGATTTCAGAGCATTGATCTCTTCGTCCGGCGCATAGTTACTATACAGCTGGTTGATGGTTTTGTCAAGCTCTTTATCTCGCATTTCTAAAACTTCTATGCGATTCATAGTTTTTTCGTAATCACTGCTGTAGTTGCTCATCTTCTAGAACCTCCAAGTTGTGTTCCGCTTCTTCGTCGAATTCGTTTTCTGCAACTTCTTCAACTGCGTCTCCTGTATCAAACAGAGTATCAAAGTATGTGCTAGCGTTTACAGTTTTCTTGCCGACTGCTCCGCGTGTACCCGGAATAGACATCCAGTACTTGCTGTGCGATTCGATCATTGCCATTGCATCTTCGCGATTGTTGATTGAGAATATCTCGTCAACGATGTCACGGAAGAACTTTTGGTCAAAGCGTTCTTCAACCAGCATCTTTGGCACATGGCCCAAGTCATACTGCCTGTTAGCTTCTTGCACAGCGTTGATGTGACTCCACACGTTGTGACCCATCTGTATTGCATAGCTGAAGCTATCCCAAGATGTTTTGCCTTCTTTGCCTATCTTATTTAGGTCACCTGGCTTGTAGATACAGATATCTGATACACCAAGTTCTTCTGTGATAGGTGAGTTGTCGAAGTTTTTAAAGATACCGTCTTGCAATACTGCATCGCGGAACAATCTGCCGTCCGTTGCATACTTCTTGTCGTCAATGCTGGGCTGCATTCTGTAAACCCATTTCTTGCGATCTGGTGTTTCAGTTTGAATGTAAATCTGTCCATTTGCAGTAGCAAGGAAAGGTGATGCACAGTCAAAGGTTACCATAAAGTTTGGGTTATGATACTTGCGAACAGCTCGTTGAATGTCTGTTAGCAGTGTTGCCCACTCTAACTTACTTGTACCCAGGAAGTGCATTACGTCGTGAATGCCTTCTTCTAGTAGCCCGTCAAAGCGTAGCGTTACAAGTCGTTTAAGCACGAGATGCACGTCACACATATTCTGGCCACCCATAGACCATCCGTTAAAATGGTTGTCTGGATAGACTGACGGATCGCAGTAGTCTTTCATCTGCTCATACCAATCTTCTGCGTCTGCGTGATTCTCACCCTGCAATACGTTTAAGAACTTACAAGCGCCTGTTCTGTGCTTGAGCCAGTAGTCGTTGTTGATACGAGTTGCGTTTACAGCATCAGTATAGTTGTTGATACCTGTTGCCGCAGCACCAGCTGGCGAACGTGCTACCCACGCAGGAATATCAAGAATCATACCGTAGTCCATGTATGCGTCCATCCAACGCAGTACACCGTCGCGCTTCTTCTGCGCTTTAGGGCAGTTTGGATCTTTCCAGTCGCCTTCCCATACACCTTTACCAATTTGGAACCCGCCTGAATCACCTAACATCCACGAGTTTTCTCTGTCACGGTTGCGGATCATATCCTCTTTGGGTACATGCTTGTTCACGTCTAAGTCAGCGTGACCTGCAGAGTACAGTGTCCACTTGTATTGGAACTGTCCTTCTTGAGGGTTAAGGTAGTTGAGACTTTCGATGCCGTTAGGAAAATTCTTAGGAATGCGAGATTTCAGTACGTACTCGCCGTACCTCTGCTTGCCTACATAAGTGGCATAGAAGCCACTCAGTGCAGGCAAGAACACGGCGTAATCTTTTTGTTCGCTTGTTAAATCTCTATTCATACGACATCGTTTCCATCTAAGCCTTTCATTATTTTCATAATGCTATTGTAGTCTGCGTTAAACTTAGCACTCGTTCCTGTAGTAGTACCAGAATACTTCGGATAATCGTCAATATATTGACTACAGTTACCGTAGTAATGTTCGTTATTTCTTGTGCCACGACTTATTTTAACTTCGTACTCTAAAGAATGAATTTCATTCTTTAAAGATTCTATCATCTTTTGCATTTGAGTAAACGGGCCGAAAGCCTCAGTAGTTTCTGCCTCAGCAATACTAGCAACTAACATAAAGTTACGAAGTGCTTTCTTTACAGTAGGGTTGTTTGACGCTAGTGCAGCGTCAAACAACTTAGCAAACTGATCTAAATCTATGTCGTTTGAGTTAGACATAAGTCCTCCTTACTTTGACTGCGCTGGCAAAATATAATCGTACTTAGCCATGCCACTATCTACAGTAATCTTCATTGCACCCTGGTCTGATATACTCATTTCAAGGTCGCCTGACAAGTTTAAAATAGCTTGAACCTGTGCGACCGGCCAACTCCAAGTGTGCTTGAGCGTGCCTTCGACACCGTGTTGGAAAACAAAGCTGCCTGCGTGACTGCCTGCGTCACCGAAGCTGAATACAAGATCACCGTCTTTGGTGCTCACGTTGAAGATCGGCTCTTCGGTGTGTGCTGCACTTTGTAGTTTCATTCTGCTGATAGCAGCCATACTTGGCTCGAATGTAACATTCCAGCTTGCACCTTTGAACTTAACACTCTTGAGCTTCTCTTCAATTATGTTTTTGTTCATAAAGCGATAATCGTTCTGGAAGTCACCTGCTTGGTTTTCAAAGTGAATATGCGTAGGAATAGTTTCACCGTTACGCTCTGCTTTGACTACTTCTAGTTTAGCGTTGTCTTTGTACTCTGGGTTTTTCAAGTGCAGACTTAGTTTATCCAAGTTAGGCATGCCAAACACGCCGTCAAATTCGCCTACTGGCTTGTGTGTAACCGCAGAAACAATTACTGAGCGGTCTTCTGCCATTGACTCAATAGTTGTGTCGTCTTCGTTAGTAACTTTGACTAGAGTAAGAAACCCTAGTGCGTGAGTGTGTGCTACTACGTCTTGCAAGATGTCTTTCATGTATTATCCTTTAGTTTGCTATAATGTTAATATTACTATCTAAGTTGTTGATTGTCAACTGTTTTCTTCATGTATTTAGGTTCAATCACCAAAATCAAACAAAGAACTGAATGTAGTATGTTGCTTCGTGTCCTCTAGATCAAAGTCTAGCACGCCGATCAAGTTTTTCAACTTGTTATCAATGATAGTGTCAGCCATTGCTGGACCATCAAAGGGCAGTTCCTTGAACCACTCTGGCAAACGTAGTTCGTCAGTTGGATAAGCTACGCTGGTGTAGCCTAGTGGATTCTGCTTGAGCTTACAAACGATACACTTCATACCGTCTACAATCTCCTGCGAATACTTGTCGCCGTTCATACGCTTGAGCGTGTTCCAGTTAAGAGCTGCTCTTACGTGGCCTGGCATGTTTGCTTTGCCTTGCTTTTCTTCTAGTCTGCGATAGTGACCTACTTTGTTCGCACGTTTTGGCGTTCCTTTATCCCAGCCTGGCATACCTTCAAACTCCTTACGGAACTTGGTAATACGCTCTAACACATCGTCCTTGGGAGCATCCTGCAACACCATCAACAGAATCTCTTTCAAGAAGTCCTGCATGTAGACAGGTGTATCGCTTCGACGCAAGTCTAAACCCATAGCTTTTACTTTGCCTGGCGATCCGTTAGTGTCCTTACGCTCGCCTTCGTCGTCGTATACCAAAGCGGCATATCGCTTCTTAGTAATATACAACCCTGAGCTGGCAACAATCTCTCGTCCTGCTGCAATTACAGTAGAACGCGACTTGGGGCAATGAAACGCTTTTGCTGCAAACGATACAAACGTTGTATCAACCTGGTCTGCTATTTGGTCATACAATTTAGTTACGCTGTCTTTGTCCCACGCAATAGTTCCGTTTGCGATATCATCTGCAAGGATAGGAAACGCACTAAAGTACACAGAGTCAGTGTCGCCATAGATAACAGCTTTGCCAACGTGATCGTATTCGCCTGTAATTGTCTTGTTCACTTCTGCTGACATGTGCTTAACGATTTGTCTACCTGTTAGTGTAGTTGATTGACCAATTCGCTTGTCAAAGAATCGGCAGCCCGGATTCAAGATAGCACCATACAGTGAGTTCAAGTTAATCTTCTTAACCAACTGTCGCTTATCCCAAAACGCTTTTTCAGTTGCGTTGCCTGCTTCTTCAGCTTTCTTCTTCATTGCTTGCAGTTCTTTACGTTCTGCATACCAGCGCTTCAAGATACCTGGGATAACGCCTTCAAACTCTGTTGTAAAGATTGTGCCGTTAGCTGAAATCATCCACGGCATCTGGCTGTCGAAAATCAGCTGATGCACTTCTGCGCCACTCAGTACGTCAGTTCTACCATCTTCCCAATCAACATTGATAGCAACGTCTTTGCGCTTGTCCATAACAGCTTCGTATTCTATAGTACCGAACCGTCCCTCCCACGCACCAGCAAATGACTTCTTCTTAAGAGTCATTTCTTCGTGCACCATAGCATCAGTCATATCAGGACGCAGTTGGCCTATAATAGTCTCTGGTCCCATATTCAACGAACGAATTACACTTGGATATAGTGAATTTAAGTCCATTGAACCTATCCACTTGTGCAACCCTTTCTTTGGAAACGCCACGTATGCACCTGCTGCTTGAGTTGCACTATCGTCGTACTTGGTACGATTCGGCACCTGCAAGCCTCTGTGGTGCGCTTCGTTGATGATTGCTTGTTCAGTTAGTGCAACGGCACCCATAGTAGTTTGGAGCAAAACGGTATTCGAGTGAGCAAGTTCGTTACTCAAGTCGATAAACTTTAGCTTCTTGTCCAGCTTGTCCAACAGTGCCGTGTCCTGAATGTTGTATTCAATAAACTTTCTAAAGTCATTGTTGTATAGCTGATCAAGTGTGCCTTCGTAAACAGTTTTATTTTCACCTACTTCAATCTCACCGATAGCATCCAGACGATATGTATGACGCTCTTCGTACGTAAACTTGCGGTATAGCTGTAAACTATCTAAGTGAACACGACCTACTAGGTCAAATGTCTCAGAAGTCTTGCCATAACGCTCGAACTCTCTGCGCCTAGGTAACTGATCCCACAAGCAGAACCTGCGCGTATCATTCTTGCTCAGCACTCTAGCAACACGGTTTACAGTGTAGGGTATATCATAGCCCTCACTGTTCCACCCGCTTAAAATGTCGCTGTCTTCGATAACAGTTAAGAACGTGTCCAGCATATCTGCTTCTTTATGAAACAGCATTACATTAGGAATATCACTAACGAGTTCTGTAGCTTGGTCCATAGTAAGTGTCTTTGGAGGTACAGCCAGACATATCATAGTCTCCATCCACTGCAAGTAGATAGATATACTGGTTATGCCCATAAACGGATCACTCGGATCAGCGAACCCTCTTTCTGGATCGAAGTCCGTCTCAATGTCGAAGAACGCAATGTTTAGCTTTGGTGCGTCTTGGTTGAGATAGTTTTCTGACAGACATTGGAAGATAGGATTAACATCAGACTCAAACAGTTTCTTGTCTCTGTTAATTGCTACTTCTTTGCGGAATTCTTTGGTGTTTTTACAAACTATCCTTTGGAGTGGGTCTCCGAAAATGCTTTTGTATCTGCCCTTTGGGTCAGTGTGATAGAATGTGTATTTTACTGGGTATTCTTGAAATTTGCGAACGCCATCATGTCTTTCAACGACTTTGATAGTGTCTGCATCGCGATCAAATATCGCGTCGACGTATGACATTAGTGTTGCTCCTCATTTCTGATTTTTGCTACTGCTTCGTGTTCGTATGTTGCTATGATGCATTCTCGAATGCATCCGTTAGGGTGAGGACAATCGCTGCATTGGTCAACGGCTTCGTCAGGCTCGTCCAACCAGTCGTAGGTGGGTGTATTCATTTTCTCTCCTCTCGTTATTATTTGGTTAACGGTACCTTCTGCATGTTCGTAAAGTGAACGACTCTTAGATACTTATTTTGGCTGATTCTTAATCATATACATTGTGACTTTTGGATCGTCAACAACGAGTATATCTTTAGGGTACAGCAATTTCTCACTACGCCGGCCATTGCGTCCGATAACTTCAACAGTTACCATTTTAGGACTAAGTTTTTTAACGATTGCAACTTCTAATCGTCGCCTGCCGTCTGGCACTACTGCTGTATCCTCGACTGCTATTTTACTACCAAGTATGTCTTTGTGTTCTGGAATTGATTCTGGCATTAAAATATAAGTCCTAGGATATAGATAATCATAAGCCCACCGTTTACTACGATGAGACTTTTCTCCTTCCACAAACAAGCGACGAGCGTCCACATTCCGCTGCTGACAACAAATGCCACAACATAGAATGGATAGATGTTGAAAGCAGCTAGTATAGACGAGGTTAGCAGCATAACAGTTGCTAACCAAGCTAGTTTCTGGTAAGGTTTGCCAGTAGGATCTGCTACTGGTTCTTCTGGGGGTTGCATTATTTGTCTACACCGACAGTTGTAACGATAGTCTCTAAATCGTCAAACTCGTCGTAATGTCTTTCCCAATCGCGGTTCTTGGCAATCTTAATTGCTTTGTTGATCAACGATGGTTTAACATCGAGCTCTTCTGCTGTTGCTTTTACTGTGTCCTTGAGTCCTTCCTTGAGGTCCTCGATTTCTTGCAGTACAGTTACGCCTTCTTGTACTAATTTTTCTAGTTTTGCTTTTTCTTCGGGACCATAGGTACGATCGCTCATATACTCTCCTTTGTGTTAAGTTATTGTTTATTATAGGGTTTTTCTGCTAGGCTGTCAACCGGAAAATACCTTTTTATTGTCAAAGGCACGATGCCATTTAAAGAACCGAGCTTTGTAATCACTTTGGTCATCACTAGATAGATTTATCCAATTTTCTTTACAAGCTAACAATTCCTGGACACCTGCTTCCCAGTCCGTGGTTTTGATGATGTGTTCTAACTTTTTCTTAGCAAGCTGAGCATCGGCAAGATTATCAAAGTCCTGCTCAATGTGCATTACTTCTATGCAGATTGTTTGATCTACATAGTCTAAGGAAAAGTCAATACCCCACTTGGGTTTGATACTAAGTAGCTTATTAAGAATGGGGCGTTGTTCTGCTACTTCTGCTATACGCTGTCTTGCTTCGCCAGCAAAGGCACAGCGGTATAGTAGCATACAATGATCCAACACTAATCCCTTTTCTGAGTTTTCAGCATCTTTGTACCAAGGGACAGCGGGAGCAATGTGATATTGTATTTCTCGATCCAGTGTCACTCCGTTTACAACGTAGTGTAGGTACTCGAGTTCTGTGGGGACTTCGTAGCCGTCTTTGTCGAAGTCTCTAAAAGGAAGTGTGCTAAGATGTTTATAGGACAAAGGTGCTGTTAAATATGGATTAGTTTCAAACGTGTTGTCTAAATTAACCAATTTCATTCAGCGCCTCCTTTACTTACTGTTATTTAATCTACGATACAGATCGTTCTTGATCGAACTTTTGTCACTTTCGTTTGCAATTGGCCTAGAATAGGTTGATTCGCCTATGTTTTTCTTTTCTGCTTTCTTCATTAATTGCTGAAATTCTCTGCCCAGTTCAGAATCGTTTGATATTTTGGTTAATGCGTTTTCGTACTTTGCAAGTGTTTTAGCTAGTTCTGGAGATAGTTGCTTGCCTGATGCTGGGTTACTTTTATTACTAGCCTTGCCAGTGTTGTCGCCACTGCTCTTTTTGTCTTTTTTGTTATTCCCAAACGCTCCTTTCAAGGCACCGATATTATTATAGTCTTTCTTGCCAGCTTTCCAGTCTTTCTTCATCTGGTCCCACTTAGGACCTTCTTCAATACTGTCGTCGTCGTTCTCGGTGCTGCCTACTAGTTTGCCGTGTGTAACGTTTTTCTGTTCACCACTTTTAGAAGGCTTTGATTTGCCAACCTTGTCCTTGCCTTTGAGCTGACCGGCTTTACCTTTCTTGTAGCCTTCTGACATTGGTATGCCAGCAAGTGCTGCCATTTGTCTAGCTTCGTCCAGCATCTCTGGATTTGATTCGCGCCTAGGAGCATTGACTCCAGCAAGTGCTGCCATTTGTGCTGCTTCGTCCATAGGCTCGCCTGCTACTGGTGTAGGAGTTGGTGCTACAGGAGCAGCACTTTCTGATACTTCCTCTCGCGGAGTTTGCCCATTATCACCTTGTGCAGCTCGCCTTAGCATCTCAATATCTCTATTGCGATCACTTGGCTCAATTTCGTTTAGTGCGTGTTGTAGTTTATGGAAGTCCATCTTTATACTCGTCGTCTATTTCTGTGAAGCCAACTTTATTAGCTTTTAAGAATTTCTTAAAGTCTTCGCGTTCTTCTTCGCTGTAGAATGCAACCATCGCGTTGTCACCTATCTTGTTATAGGTAGGATCTGTTGCACGATACTCTTTCATTAGTGTACTGAATTCGTACGGTGACATCTCGACGTTCAGCACTCTAGCATTAGTGATCAATGTTTCTACTAAAAACATGTAGCCGCGCATCTCTTCACTCATATCATTTGTGTCCTAGATTTGGGTTCCGTGTTAACTTAACGTTGTCGCCACTTAATTTCGGGTTGTTTTTTATGATCTTATGTCCGGCGTTTGAAGCAGCTTGAGCATCTTTAAACTCAACCGCCTGGCCGTTCTTCCACCAAACTTTGTCATTTATTGCAAGGTAGTAAGGACTTGCTTTTTTTGCCTTTTGTCTGTCAACAAAGGCCTGGTCACCGTCGTCGTCAATGCCACGGTCTCTAGCACTTGGCTTCCCGCCTGGTCGACTTCTGCCGCCTGTGAATGTACCGTAGGAATCGTAATCTCTACTAGCTTCTACTATGCTATCCTTTTTTTTAGCATCTAGCTTGCTGCGTAGACTCTGTACATACGGATCGCTGGTTTCTTTAAACTTGCCGTATTTTTTAGTTTCACCTACTGCAATTTCACCTGGCCCAGCAGCACCTAGTTCGCCACCTTCTTGTTCAAACTTGATCTTGTATTCTAAGTCGTGATAAACAGCACCCATGTAATCTGCTGCTTTGGTAATCTTTGCAGCTTGCCACGCTTCGATGCCGTTTGGATCTGTTACTTGCTTCATCATCTCGTGTAGTTTGATCGAGTATTGAGCAATTTTATACAATTGCGATCTAGCCATTTGCAGCTCGTGATCTGCTTCTGCAGATGCTGCCTGGTCTGCTAGACCTTCGTTTACTTTCTTGTTCTTAGCCATGTGTCATCAAGCTCCTAATATTCTTATTTATCGTTTAACAGGCTTGCTGCCTAAAACATTGCTGTCAACGTCTAGTGCGTTCTTGACAGTGCCATCTGGGTTCTTTAGTTGTGGCGCTTCCGGCGCACCGTACTTATTACGTTTCTTTTTTCTGCTAGGAGGGTTGGCTACTGATGCCACGGCACCTGCGCTGGTTGCTCCTGCACTTGCTGATTCGTAAATGTCTTTATAATATGTTTTTGGAAACGCATGTACTAATTTAAGCAACTCTCTCACCGGAATACTGGCACGAATCACCTTGACATCTGCCCGAGTGTTTACTGCACCTAACCACCTATGATGTCCGTCAATGATATAGTTGTCTGAACTCGCAATAACCGGCTTCTCGTTCTTTCTTAATAAAAGAGCTTTCAGTACGCCCTTGTCACTAAACTCTTTCTGTATAGGCTTTAATTGATTTGCCTTTACTCGTTCTTGAGTAATGTCAACACCGTTCTTCTTTAAGTAGCTAAGAAACTCTGGGTAATCGTGCTCTTTAATTTGTGGCATCTTTCGTCGAGGAATGCCCAAAGTGTCAGATGCATCCGGTTTCTCAATTCTTAATTCGTTTGCTATACTCTCGTCTATATCAGTTAATTTCACTTGTTGCTTCCTGATCGTAGTCTAGGTGGACGGCCGTCTTTGTCTACTTTGTTTCCGAACTTTGCTGCTTGTGTCTTTACTTCGTCGGTTCCTACATCTGGCGTTGTGTTCACGCCCTTAACAATTCGGCCCACGGCTTCTGTTACTTCGTGCATTTTCATTTACGGCCTCTGAAAGCAGGAACCTGGTTAAGCCCGTTTGTCATCTTAAACCAGAGATCAAACCATTCCGGGGTTCCTGGCTCAAAGTCGTGCTCTTTTTCGGTTTCTTTAATTTCTGCTGCTCGTTGGCTACGTTCTTCTACTGTACTAGCAGGGCTGTATTCTTGATACCCTTTGAATTCAGTTACACCAGCTAGCTTTTTTATACACTCGATTTCGTCCATACATTTCCTTTATGCTTTGTTTTCTACTTGCAAGACTTGATTAGGAGTTGTAAAGTTCTTCTTGCGCATAGCTGTCTTAGCAACCAAGTCAATTTCTTCTGCGTCGCGGTCCC